CATCACAAGATCGTCATTATATCCTGCGGCAGCTTCTGCTCTACCATTTTTCCATCTGAATACAGCTAACTCGTCCAACATTCTTTTGCTTTGGATTACCACTTCTTTTTCACGTAACATATGTTCCATTTTACTTATCATAAGTGGTCTTGTCTTCATACTTACTGTGAATCCTGCAATCATGTCTACTTTGTTGGCTACGTCATAACCTTTAAGCAAATATTTATCTGAATCTAGTAAGTCTGATTTATGTGAGTAAAATAAATTTCTATAGTTTCTGTTTATTACTTGTTCAATAGTTGCCCATCCAATGTTAGCATTCTCTATTGATAATAGTGCATCGTTGTAATCAGTACCTACAGCAACTAGTAGGTTACCAAAGTCCTTTGTTGATAGTTGACTTTTATACTCAGCTACTTGTTTGCACGTTTCAACGTCCATAACATGAAAGGCTGAGTTATCCATACCATCACCTCTTGCCACATCTGCTGATATAAGATAATTTTTACTGTAGTCAGGTGGTTCCCATATCCACAAATTACCATCAAACCCTCTTTTTTCTACTGGATCTGTTACGTAAGTATTTTTATAATAAGCTAGTATGTCGGGCGTTATGACTGTGTTTCCTGATGTTGTAAAATCACAGTCACACTCTTGTGCTGCTAATCTTGTTCCTAACTCTGTATCTTGCAATTCTCTCCAAGCTTGATTTCTATCTGGATGAACTTGCCATGGTAATCTTTGTGTTTTAAATTTGTTTTCACCAAGTTCGGATTTAACCCAAGTGCTGTGAAAAAAGTTTTCTGTTCCATTTGGTGTGCTGAGTATTATTGCTTTACCACCAGTACTTAGTGTTTGCTGTAGTGATGCCCACAGTGTTTCCGCGTTGTCTATGAATGCAGCTTCATCCATTATGACTAAAGATAGTGCTTCTGAGCGTCCAGTTGTTCCTGTTGATGCTACTGCCTTCACTTGTGAGCCATTTGCCAATCTCATCGACAGCTTATTGCTTTCTGTTGTTCTAATTTTAAGCCATGTTGGTAGATGTTCATACATAACATGGATCTTTGTTATTAGATTTTTAGATGTAAGTTGATCAATTGCTACTGCTAAACAATTCTTGTCACTGTGAAAAAGTATTAGCCACAGTGTGTATGCTGCAACTGTTGTTGATATGCCTAGTTGGCGTGACTTTAATATAATAATCCTATCGTTGTCTTGAAAATCTTGTATACAATCCTCTTGAAATTTATAAAGTTCAAAAGGCATTTTTCCCTTTTTTGGGTGCTGTATTACACAATATTTTTTAATGAAGTAGGTTGGTGATAGTACACATTTTTTATATTCTTCACGTACTATGTCTTTTAAGCTCTTTTCGTTGCTCATATATATTTGTAACTATTTTTATATTATCGTGTATACAACAAAAGTGTTGTTGATATCACACTTGCCACAAAGCCTACCTTTAAAAAAGACGAAACTGTCTTTTGTCTTTTAATTGTCTTTTGTAGTGATATTATTTTACTTTTTTGCAATTTATCACTGTAATCGTAAGCATCTATCATAAGATTATACTGCTTTATTTTTACACTATCAGCTTCTATTATACCTTTAAAGTTTATTATGGTTTCATCGCTTAATTGTAAACTTTGTTGCGTAAAAGTCAATTCGTTTTTTATTGAATCTGCCTCAACCAACTCCACTGCTACCTGCTGTGCTATCGTGCATGGTAGTAATATAATACAGTTATTGCTGCTTGTATCTGTTTGTGAAAAAGCTGTCAAGCTCACTAGGAGTATAACGCTTAATATTTTTAATTTTAATTTCATATATCTTTCTTGTTTCCTTTATCTTTTGCGACAGCTTATAACGCTCATTTGTTAGTGTAGCTATCTTCTGTTCATAGTTAAAAATAATACTGTCTTGCACTTGTATGGTTGCTTTATACATATTTATTAATGTGGTATCCACCGATATGTGTGCTTGATCTGGTTTTTCTACTTGGCACTGTCTTGTTATTAAAAATCCCAACACTATAAATAATATAGTAGCTATTAATGTTGCACTAATAATTGATGGTTTCTCTGTGCTCATCTTTGTTCATTTTTAGCTTTATAACCTCTATCTATGTAATTAAAAAACTCTTTTTTGCGTACAGGATCTTTTAAATCCGCGGGTGTGTCTATGTTGTATCTATCCAAAGCTTTTTTAAAAAAATCTCTGTATGATGTGTCTTCTCTGAGACGCTTTACGATCATTTTGGTTTTATTCATTTTAGTATCCAGCTATGGTGTTTTTTACATTTCTAATTATATTCAACTTCTCATCACTACCCGTAACAAAATCATTTAATATGTTTATTAATATGTCGTGTACTGTGTCGTTATCAACCTCACCTAAGTTATTTTTTATCTTTCTTACAAAGCCACTTACAATAGGCTCAATAACATCTTCGTTGCTTTGTGGCTCCTCTTCCTTTGGTGCTTCTGCTTTATCACCTTCAGGGTTCTCTGAGCTCTGCTTTTCTACTTCATGTAGATTCTTTATATATTCTTTTATGTATTGTCTTAGCAAGGTTTCTTGATGGTTCATATAAGTACTTTTATATAAGTATGCTACTTTATGTTAAAGTGTTTTAAATAAACGAAAAGCTTTTTGTAAACCTATTTCACTTGCTTTTAAATCTCCAATTTCTTCAGATGTTAAATTTGTAACGTGTTTATATTTTTTTAATATTTTGTGTGCGTGTGTGTTCCAATTTTGGTTTTGTATTAAAGCTTCCATTTGTTTGCGATGGGATTCATATTCTTCATAGCTTTGAAAATCCCACTCCCAATGTATTATTTCTGTTACCCCTTCTTCATCTATCCAATCCAAACAAAAATCATGACCCCACTTTGCTTTTGTGTGTACTAATTTTATTAACTCGCGTCTTGTTTTTGATTGTTCTAGTATTTGTTGTAAAGCTTGTCCTTCAAATTTTGGCCTACCTACAACAATAGCGTGATCTAAAAATAAATTTGAATGTTTGTGTGTTTGTTTAACCCATTGACTACTTCGTGCATACCACGCTTGGGATTGACCACTTTCGTGTGCTAAAACATTTTCACGGTGTAAATTTATACCACTAGCTTTGTAATACTCTTGCTCTATTGGTAATAACTCATAACCTTCTCGATCAAATTGGGTTAATTGGCAATTTTGAAATGCTATGTCGCTCCAGTTTATTGGAACTGTTAATGTAGTGTTTGATAGGTGTGTTGGTAATATTTCAAACACTGTTATTGTTTATCAACTAAATCTATAAAGTTAGTTGTCTTGGCGTCAAAGTTCTTTTTGTCTTTGTTATCAAAGGTTAAACGCTCCATTTGACCATTTTTTTGTTTTATTTTACACACCGTTGCATCAAACTGTTCTAACCCTGTTAAAGTGTATACAATTCCAAATACAGCTTCTTTTTCGGTTATCTTTGCAAATAACTTTGCTTCTTTAATAATTAAATCTAACGATCCATAATCGTGTAAATCAGCTGAAAATATATGTTGATCGCCCTTTGTACCAATGTACCTAAAAAGTGGTTTGTATCCGTGAGCTGTTTGAAATTCACGAAAATATGGTTGAGCTATCAGTTCGGGTGATGTTGCTTCAACATCTTCAACTTCTCTTAGTGGTATTAGGCTTATTAGTTTCATTTTTTTGTTATTTTAAGGTATTACTATGTCAATTCTGTTATCTACTACAAACTTTGCAACCTTACTCAACTCTTGTATTTGTTGTACAATTGCAGGATCATCCGCTTCATCATTGTCTTTTAACATTTGTAGCATATCAGCTACATCCTCCTTTGTCATGTAATTATCATCTCCTTCTTCCATAAATTGTTGGATAAAATCCATAACATCAGCTGTTGGTGGTAGTAAGTCTTTTAATAGTGCTGCCTTGTATATTTTCATGTTACTGTTGTTATTTTATATATAAATATGCTTGTTTTATTTTAACCTAAGTATTGTTGCCCTGTTTTTGCATCAATCAAAGTTAAATCTATATTGTAGTGTTTTAATCGACTTGCCACTGCTGCTAAGTTTTTTTCACTGTCGTCTATAAAGAGTACTTGATTATACCCTTTTTTAACTTCCTTTTCAATGTAATCAGCTTTTACTTCTGGATTGCTTGATCCTACTGCTATTGTATATGCGTCTATATTGTAGTTTTTTCTTAGATGAACCATTATTGGATAGGCTATACGTCTAGCTGTTAGAACTGTTGTTTTTATGTGTGATTTTTGTGATGAATCTTTTAATCTTTCTAGATTCTTACTTATTGGTGTTGATCCTGATATAATTTTATCAAAATTTGAAAAGTCAAATCTTTCTCCTGCTTTTAGCTTGTATGTTGCAAATTCTTCACTACTAAGCTCCTTTTTATTTCCGGCAGATGTTATGACTACTATAGTTGCTTTTGTTTTAACTAAGGTGTCATCAAAGTCATATATGTGCAATATGCGTTTACTACTTGATATCTCATCCAACAAACTCTTTAGTGTTATCATTATATTACTTTATTTAGGTATTCGTTCCATGTCACCAAAACCTGCTTCGCCAGCTTCAAACTTAAAACCAAACTTTTTATAAAATGTAACAAGTTGACTTTTATTTAATTTATCTGTACTTTTACCAAATGGGTGTGGATCTAGTGCAACAACTACTTTATATTTATCGGCAATATCCATAATCTTTTTCATTACGCGGCTAGCATTACCTTTACCACGATCTGTTGAGTATATGCTTGAAAACCATAAACGCTTATCCCAATTACTCACTTCTACTATAATAGTATCGTCTATGATAATCTCACTTGAGTTTAAAGGATTACGAACACCTAGCTTTCGTATTTCAAGCACTGCTTTATCTATGTCTGCTGGCTTACTTTGTGTGTATTCCTTTAATATGTTCTTTAACTTTATCATTACTTTATTTAGCTTTTAATTGGTCCGCCTACTACCCAAGCATCACAAGTTCTTTTAGCTGCGCATTTAAACTTTAAAAATCTACAGTAACCTAGTTGTCCTGCTTCAATTACTTGGTATGGATCCTCACTACCTTGATCAGTACCAATGCCTTGTGCTATACAATTTAATGTTTTTTTGCTAATATCAAATGCAGCACAATTACCACATAAAGATTTTTTTGCTTCATCTATACTATCCAATTTCCACTCATCTACTTTTTTTTGCCAAAACTTTTCATTTGGTTGATCTGGATTGAGTGGTCCGTAACCATACTCATTAATAGCTTTTTGTCTATTTTTTAAGTTGAGTGCAATGTCTTGTGTTGCTGGTGGGCATTTAAGCTTTTCTTCGTTCAGTATGTCCGTTAATTTTATCATCTTTTTACTTTGTTTTTAATCTCTTTTAATATGACTTTACGAATAGCTTTACGTAATTTTTGTTCTGCAATATATGGCTCATTAAAGTTTACAACTCCTTTTGCTAAATACTGCATTGCATTTGTAGCGTCATCAGTTTGAGGCATTACATTTCTTTTTGGCGCACCTGGTATTGGTTGTGAAGTTTTTTGCATCTCCATTATGTTTGGAACCACTACTTTGCCTGCTATGGCCTTTGAATCTAATTTGCCTAATACTCCACTACGCATTTTATTAAATACTCTTACACATTCATCTGTTATAGTGCTAGTCACGTACTTTGCAACAGAGTTACCATCCATATCTAATAGATTATTTCCTTCTTTAACTGTTGCACTAGTTATTTTACCTGTGTCTGCTGCGATTGATAGTTGTACAACTTTGAGCACATCAATGGGTTTTAGTTTTGGACCGGTTAAATCTACACAATTTATTTGACCATCTTTATTTATTGCATACAACTGACTCCATCTATGGTGACCATCAATGATATATTGACCGTTATAAGTTACAACCGGTGCTTTAATTGTTACTGGTCCCTTTTTCAAACAGTTGTTGAGTGATTTTACATCTGTAAGTGGCCATTTTAACGATCCATCCCTATCTATTTCATTCTGTGTTGGTCGGAGATTTTTTACTGGTATTGCTTTTGATGTAGCTGTAAATTTATCGTCAGCCTGATCTCCATCAGCTTTTCCAGATTTTAGGAAGGCTTGTACTTTTGGATCTTTTGCAAGATCCCCCAACTTTGCAACAAACTCTTGATAGTTTGCAACATTTTTAATTAAATCCTGTACATCAGATGCTGCGTCTTCGGGAAGTAAGCTTTTTAGTTTCATAGTCGATTCTTTAGCGTTAATGTGTAAAGCAGCTAAATACTTGCGTAAAGCTTCTTTGTTTCCTGCAGTAGCTCCGACACGCTTTCCGGTGTCTTTTTTATACACTACGTATTTGTCTCCTTGTTTTTTAACTTTGTATGGCATTTTGTTATTTTGTTATTTGGGATACGGGCTTACTACTCCAGTTTTTACAACTCCAGTAGTTTGCTTTCCAACGAGGTCCTGGATTATCACAGTTGTGTCTTGCTCTATATGCTTTTTTTCTTTCCGGGCTGTCTCTTTTGATAGAAAGTTTTGGATCTCCAAAGTTTACTTTTACAACATTACCTTTATCGTTTTTTACATAAACTGAAAATTTCTTAGGTCCTCCTGGTGTTCTACGTACTTTTCCTAGAGTCACCTTTTTGCCTGCGTGTTCAGCCTCATTTAACTCGTATAAGCCTGCTTTAATATCTTCTAATAACGCTATTGCACAAGCATTACAAAGAGTTCCTTCATTGGTTGCATTTATCTTTTTTGCTGCTGCTACTGCTTTGTTATAAGCTTCAGAGCCTTTTGGAGCTGGTTCTTCACCTCGAGCTCTTTTTGCTCTAATGTTTGCCCATAATCCTTTAGAC